TACATTTTAATATATCTATACTATCAGTGTTTATCATATCCAATGTTGTGCATTATAATAAGAAAATATTTCAGGTATAATCTGAGTTTGGATTTCATATTCCTTACATCTTATATATAGTTCCATAATGAAATACCCATCACCTCTATATATTTCCCAAAATCTTAAATCGTTTATTATTTCTCGTTTAATACAAAACTGAGCCATATCTATTTTTTGAACAATTATATTTTGTTCACATGCGATTCTAATCTTATTTGGTTCATATAATTGACTTACTATTATTAGTTTTGAATTTGGTTGTATTTTTTTGTCTAGTTGATTAAAATTTGGATGTAATAGGTTATCATCATCTAATATGAAAAACCACTGACCTTCGTCTGGAACAACATCTAAATAATAATTGCATAAATTTTTCCAATTAGGTTTATCAGGAAATTTTAGATATATTGTATTTCTATATTTAGAAACGTCAACGTAATCATCGATTCCGATTATGTACCATTTATAGTTTATATCATTATTTATAATACTTTTATAACAGTTATCCAACCATTTAACATCGTTTCTTGTAAATCTGGTAACTATATGGTAAAGATTTTTCATTGATAATTATATATAGTATATCTTATTTAAATTTAATTATTTTTAATTCGATAATATATGTATTGAAACTGTTATATATATGTTTATTAAATGTCACGGTGCATATCTTGGTTCTACGGGATTCAATAATCATACCAGAGGGTTTTTTAGAGGATTATCCAATCACGCTAAAGTTTATGTAAGAAATTTTACATTAGATCCAAAATTAGATTCGTATTTAAATGATTTAGATAAACAAATATTATCAGAACAAACGTTGTGGTCTCATTATAAAAATAATAAAATTTGGAGCGACTATCCTTTGCCTTGGAACTCTACGGTTTTAGATACTCATATAGGAGAAAAAATTCACCTAATCTCAGCCGAACACAATCATTTATATTTTTATGATGAATATTATGGACCAAAAATCGCATTTACAATGTGGGAGAGTGATAGATACGATGTTAATTTTTTAAATAAATTAAAAACTTACGACAGTAATATAGTTTTAACCAAGTGGCAAAAAGAGTGTCTAATACAACAAGGATTGGACGAAAGTAAAATTGATATTGTACATGAAGGAATTGATCCAGATTGTTTTCCTATTCAACAAGAAAAGTCTGATAAATTTAAATTTTTTCTTGTTGGTACATGGGGATTTAGAAAATCAACTAAAGAAATAATCGAATGTTTTATAAAAACGTTTGAACGTGTTGATGACGTAGAACTTCATGTAAGCGTAGACAAACACTATCCAATTTGGATACCAGCATCAGAAAGATTTAAAAAACACAATTTATATTCACCAAAAATTATAGTTCATAATTTTCCAGATCGAAATGTTTATTTAAATTTATTAAAGAATTGTCATGTTTTTCTGAGTTGTTCAAGAGGAGAAGGGTGGAATATACCATTAGCTGAAGCGTTTGCTTGTGGAATTCCGTCAATATATTCCAAAGGATCAGGTCAAGTTGAATTTGCTGGTGAATATCCACTAGGAGTAGACATACAAAAAAAGGTACCGGCTTATAGTGAAGAAGATGAATATTTTTCTGATGGATATCTTGATGAACCAGATTTTAAAATGCTGAGTGAAGTCATCATGGATTCTTATAAAAATTATTCAACATATAAGAAGATTCATTTAGAAAAATCACAAAAATTTATAACAAATTATTCATGGAATAAAGTATCTAGAGATTTGTATGATATAATTAATAAAAGATATGGTTCTACATCACTCAGTAATAATGGATATGTAAAATTTCATAGATTTTCAGAAAATCATAATTTTGTTTTCTTTTCACAAGATTATTTTGATTCATGTAAGGTTTATCTAGAAATTAAAAATGAAAAAGGTGATGTTTGTTTTTTTGATGATTTAACTATGGTAAAAAACGTTGAATATTGGTTTGGTGCCGAGTTTAATGGTAAAAAAACATTTACTATTTATAATTTAAATAAAACTATTGTTTTGTTCCAAACCAATTCTATTTAAATGAAAGTTATGCGAGATGTTTATTTATCGGTTAATTGTAAAACGTTAGGTGATACTATTTGTTTTACTCCATCATTACGTAAAGTTTTTTCAGTATATGATAAAAAAATAAATGTTGTTGTTCCTGAAGAATCTAAAAGAGTTTTTATTAATAGTCCTTATATTGACGTTTTATATTCTTATGAAGAGTTTCATGATAAATTTAAAAACAAAGATTGGAATAATCTTATTGTGAATGAAATAGAATATTATCAGACTTATCTTTTTCCTGGATTAAAAAATTCTCAAGGTGTTGAAAGAAAGTTTCAACATGTAGATTTAAGACAAGTCCACGCAAATGATTTAGGATTTCAGTTATTTGAAGATGAATTACATTGTGATTTTTTTCCAAATGATTTTTCAAATTCTGTTAATTTACCAAAAGATTATGTTGTGATTCATCCATCTACTAATTGGCCAAATAGAACATGGAGTCATGAGAATTGGCAATCGTTAATTAATTTTTTATCGAAAAATAATATTTTTACGGTAATAACAGGAAAAACTACAATTCAAAAAGAAAAAAATGTTACTACTGAAAAATTCATATACAAATTTGAAAATTTATATGGTTTGGATTTATCAGATACTTTGGATTTAAGTGATACATGGCATTTATTAAATAACGCAAAATTATTTGTGACTCTTGATTCTGGTCTTTTACATCTTGCGGGAACAACTGATACGTTTATAATTCAATTAGGTAGTGCAAAAGATCCTAGATTTTCATCTCCATATAGAAAAGGAACTAGAAATTACAAATACATTTATGTAAAAGGTAAATGTGATTTATTTTGTACAAATAATATGAAATATAGCATTAAAGAATGGGGAACAATGAATAGTATACCACCTCTAACAGATTGTCTAGAAAACAAACCTAAGTTTGAATGTCATTCTTCAATTGAAGATGTCACAAATACAATAACATATTTAATAAACAATAACATTGTATGAAAATTAATATAAATTTTATCAACGGCGCTTTTTGTGAAATATTGGACAATAATAATAAAAATAAATATTATGTTCAATTTATCAATAAAGAAACAAATGAAATACTACATGATGATGTCATTACATCTAATATGTGGGTAAAAAGTTCATACTGTTACTTTATCGATTATAGAATAAGAATAATTGATTTTAAATCAAAAAATTTAATTCGTGAAATCGATTATAATGCAACTTCGAAAAATGTGTTTATTTGGTTTGATAGTAGATCATTGGGAGATAATATTTCGTGGATGCCATTTGTTGAAGAATTTAGACTAAAACATAATTGCACGGTATATTGCTCTACATATCAAAATGAAATATTTAGAGACATTTATCCACATATAAAATTTGTTGAACCAGGAAAGGAAGTGCATAATTTATATGCATCTTACAGTATAGGATGTTTTAACGATGAAATTAGAGAAAGAAAAAGTTGGAAATTGTTGAATAATCAAGAAATTTGTGCAAATATTTTAGGAATCGATTATAGAGAAATTAAGCCTCCTCTTAAGATATTAAACAAAGACAGACCAATTAAACAAAAATATGTGTGTATCTCTACAAAATCAACGGCTGCATGTAAAGAATGGAATACAGAAAATGGCTGGAGAGATGTAGTTTCTTTTTTGAATTCTAACGGATATAAAGTCGTAATTGTTCAAAAAGAAGAAGTTGAATTATTGGATGATCCTAACTTAGATGTTATTTTATGTAATTCTACCGATTTAAATGTTGTTATTAACATGATATATAACTGTGATTTTTATATTGGACTATCTTCTGGTGTATCATGGTTATCTTGGGCATTGAACAAACCTTCTATCTTAATAAGTGGCATGAGTTTAGAAAAAAATGAGTTTTTCACCCCTTTTAGAATCATTAATAAAAATGTTTGTCATGGTTGTTGGAACAATCCAAAGTATACATTTGACAAAGGAGATTGGAATTGGTGTCCTAAATTAAAAAATACAGATAGACAATTTGAATGTTCAAAATCAATTACATCAGAAGTAGTAATTGGCAATATTAAAAGCATAATGAAATATGAACCATCAGCTTAAATTTGCAATTTATACATCTTTCTACAATACATCAAAGTATATTGATAGGTTGTATGAAAATATAATGTCAATTGATTATACAGACTTTACTTGGTTTGTTACTGATGATTATAGCAATGATGATACAAAACAAAATTTATTAGAAAAAATTAAAGATAATACTAAAATTGTTTATGTTGAACAAAATCATAAAATGGAAATGTATTGGCAGCCAAATAAATTTATACCATCTGAATATGAGTATGTATTGTTGGTTGATAGTGACGACTTGGTAGACAAAAACATATTGACTGTTTATAATAATTTAATCAAAAAATACAATGATCTTTCTATAATAACATGTGATTTCACAAGAATCAATGAAACTGATGGATCTGTTCATTCTTTCGGTTATATTCTTAATCAAGAAAAATTGACTGATAAATTAAATCATTTTCATCCACAAATCGATTATTGTAACAATTTAAACTATTATTGTTTTGGACACGGAAGATGTTTTAAAAATATTAAAGATTTAAAATTTAATGTTAATACGTTTAATGATGTATGTGAAGATTCTTATAGAATGTTATACATGAATGGATATGGTAATTGGCTGCATGTACCAAGAAATCTTTATACATGGACACTTAGAAACGATTCAATTTCAAGTACGAAAAGTTCAAGTCATGATTTGACATATAATAAAAATTTTGATATTGGATTAGAAAAATCAACATCATCAAATTATGAGTCTATATATAGTTATAATTCAATTTATAAAGAATTGAATTCAATCATGTATTTCGGCATGAATACAGATTTTAAAAACATATCTATAATTTCACCAAATCTAGATGTAGATCAAAAAGAAAAAATAAAAGAAATTTATATTGATAAAAACATTGAATTTAATAAATGTCATGGATCTGACCATTATACAATTATATTAAATTATTTTGAAAGTGAAGATGGTTTGTGTGACGTACTAGATAAATTAAAATCTTTAAATAATAAAATGTACATTAAAATGTACTATTTAAATGAAAGTGTACATTTAACAAATACATCTAGAGATGAGTTATTGAATGAAAAGTTAAATAAATTTAAATCAATTATATCTAAATATTTTTATAATTTTTCCTATTATTCTTATTTTAGACATTTAAATTTTACGATCATACATTAATAATATGAATATTTTAATCTTAACTGCCTTCACAAAAAACGTAGTTTGGAACAATTATGGCAATTGTGATTTTGGAAAATTTACATCTGAAATCAATTTGAAATACGCAAATAAAAATAATTATAGTTTTGTATGTGAAATTTTACAAGAACCATTAGTTGATAGACAGAATTCGTGGATCAAAATACCGTTAATCCAAAAATATTTGTCTCAATATGATTATGTTGTTTGGATAGATGCTGATGCTATTTTTTTAAAAAATATTAAAATTGAAGAATTTATAGAAGATGGAATTGATTTAATACTTTCAAAAAATGCGTTATCTGAAAATAAAATCATGTATACAATTACAAGTACAGGATTTATGGTATGGAAAAATTCTAAGTGGTCAATTGATACGTTGAATCAACTGTGGGAAAATTATAACTTATATGCATATAGTCATTTTCATGAACAAACCGCATTAGATCAACTACTGTTGCCTAAACTAACAAGTCAAAATTTAATTAACAAAGAACTGTCTGATCTAGAAAACAGTTTAATTCAAGAAAACGTTAAAATCATACCATATAGTTATCATAATCTTTCATATGATACACTATTCATATACCATGCTGGTGGAGATACACCAACAAAATTTAAAAGATTAGTTGATGTATATGAAAAATATAACAATAATAAATTAAAAATATTATTCCAATACGGATCGTTTTTATGTATGTGGTTTTATAATACCGGCGAATACTCTGTAGAAATATTAGGAGTTAAGGAAAACGAAGAGTTTCTGTTACAGAAATATGATTCTATATACTTTTTAAATGATAGGCCAGATCGAAGTATTTATTTTGTAGTAAACAATTTATGTAATTATGCATATTATAAAGTAAAAGTATATAACAATAAAGAAAATTTTTCATGTTATAAAAAATTTAAATTTGCTTAATATATATACCATATGTCAGAACCTATTAAATTCACACAACAAGAGTTGGATTCACTAAAGAAAATTCAACTCAGTTTTCAAGAAAATATCATGTCATTCGGTCAATTGTATTTAGACAAAATGACACTAGACGCAAAAATTAAAGAACTATCTCAAGTTGAATCTAACCTTAGAACCAACTACGAAAAGATTCAAAAAGATGAAGATGAGTGGTTAAACTCCATCACAACCAAATATGGTGAAGGTTCACTAAATCTAAAAGATGGTACTTTTATACCAAATCCTAAATAAACTTTTACAATTATCAGGTGCGCTGCGCTTTTTATATTGCGGTTGCTTTATTATTATAATAAATGCTTAATGCTTTTTTATATATAAATGTTGCGCTTTTAATATATGCTTTTTATACATTTAAGTCAACTTATTTTAACCTCCTGATATTTATTTTATTATGATCAAACTTAAAGCGCTTCTACCTGAAGTTTGGGATGCTAACCTCCTGGAGCAATCTGAACCATTTATTGTATTTTGTGACATGGATGGTGTGATGTGCAATTTTGATTTACAATTTGCTCAAATGATAGGATCATCACCTAAAGAGTTTGAATCGCAATATGGTACTCCAAAATTTTGGGATGCAATTGCTGATAAAGGTGAAGTATTTTGGTCAAGTATGCAAAAAATGCCTGATTTTGATCAACTTAAAGATGGTATAGTTAAAATTGTTAATGATAACAATCTAGATCTACAAGTTTTAACAAGTACTAGCGGTAACTGGATTCTTAAAAACCACCCAAGAGAAGAAGCCAAAGATATCATTAGAAATATAGAAAAAGGTAAATTACAGTGGTTAAGTAACCATTGGTCTGGCTTAAAAGTTAACTTCAGCGGTTCAGGTAGAGGAAAAGGTAAGTTTGCTAAACCAAATAGCTGCTTAATTGATGATTTGCCTAAAAATGTAGAATCATTTGAAACTGCTGGTGGTAAAGGTATTATACATACAAATGCGTCAAGTACATTATCTGGTTTACAATTGTTAATAAATCAATTGCCAGAATCATTTGGTTATAGTTATTCTAATATATGAAAGTAAGAATCTATAATAATACTCTAAATCCAGCTCTTTGGGATGGTTTAAAACTAAAACCAGATGTAGCTGAATCTTTAAAGTCTATAGGACAATCCTTCTACAAGGATACAGAATTAACCGTTCCAGTTAAAGATATTATAATGGTTGGTAGCAGCGCAAATTATAACTGGTCAGATTTTAGTGATATTGACATTCATATAGTCATAGATTTCAAAGACGTATCTGAAGATGTAGAAATGGTTGAAAAGATGGTAAATGCCATTAAAGGTAAATGGAATGAAGACCATGACATTCATGTTAAAGGATTTAACGTTGAAGTATACATTCAAGACATTTCTAAGAAAAATAGATCCACTGGAGTTTATTCATTGTTAAATAACAAATGGGTGACTGAACCAAAGAAGGAGAATTTTGAATTGGATAAAGAACAAATCCAACAAAAATACAGTGATATGGTGTTGAAAATTAAAAATGCACTAGAATCTGAAAGTTTGGTTAAGTTAAAGAAAGTTTTGAAAGATTTGTATGATATGAGAGAAGTTGGATTAAACAAGTCTGGAGAATTTAGTACAGAGAATATTGTTTTTAAAGTATTAAGATCCAGAGGTCACCTAGATAAACTCAGAAATGGTATCAATCAGATATTTGATAAAACGGTTAGTTTGAAAGAATCTTAAGGAAATATTTGCCGTGGCCGCAATCCCAAATTCTATCATAACCATTATTTTTCATATTTTCCCATTCACTTAATGAATGGTTGTATATTTTTAATATTTTTTCTAATTTGTGTTTTTGAAAACTCATGCGGTGTCTGATATCTTTATAATTATTTATAAGATAATGATAATTAGGTGGTGTATGACTTACAAAATTGAATCCTAAAGTTTCATATATTTTGCCGGTAAAATATCTTCTGTCACTATAACTTACTATATTTTTTGGATTATAATGTTTGATAAAATGTTTTAATAATTTACTTGCACCACCATTAACTGTAGTATTAATTGCATTACAAAATCTAACTAATTCCCAATCACTTGTTTTATCAAAACGGGAAGTTTTTCTAAATGTCATAATACTAACCAGATCATTTTTATTATACAATCCTAATTTAACTGTAGACTTATCTTCACCTTGTAAATGATTGTCATTTAAAAACTTATTTTTTTCAGTTTCATTTACTTCTTTAATAATGCAATCTCTAGCATTAATTTTAAATAGTGTATTGGTTTTCAACAGTGTTTTGACAATTGATTTTACAATTTCTGTTTTATTGATCCACTCATTTTCGAAAATATGAATTAGTGATATACCATAAAAACTGCAAGATTTTGTTTTATTCAAATGATAGTTTTTATTGATACCACCACCGTTTTCACTGTGCCAGTATAATCCATCAATTTCAAACGCAATTTTTAATTCTGGAATATAAAAATCCAATTCTTTGCCATTTAATACTGTTCTATCATTTCTTTTAATAACAGCATCTTTTGGTAAAATTTCTTGTAAAAAATTGTAAAAATGATTTTCAACAGTAGTGATTTTTTCTGGATGACAATAATCACAAAACAAGTTGTTTAAGTTATAAACCGTAGATTCTAATGTTTTATTACATACGTCACATTTGAATTTATAAATGTTACTAAAGTGATAACCTTTGTAATCCACCTCATCACATAGAAATTGTAATTTGTTACTATTACAGTAATTTACTAGAAATTCATAGTGGTTTGATTTCTTAGTAACTGATCTTTTATCTAAGACAGATTTTATCTTGGCTGCATTGTCCACTCCATATCTATCCATCATAGTAGATTTTATTTTTTCTACATTTATATAACTTTCAGATCCATATTTTAGTAGAAGAGTTTGTTTTACCTTCTCTTTATATTCAGGCAATTTACTGTAACTATCAACTCCATATTTTTTAACAATTGCAGATTTAAAATTAGATTTTACAACATCTGTAGTCATTGGGTGACCACCGTATTTTTCATCAAAAGTTTTTTTCTGACCATCAATTATTTTTTGTTTTGTTGAATTATCACTATTACTACATTTCTTGCTACAAAAGATCTTTGGTTTGCTCACTCTACATTCAAACAAATTATTACAATGTTTACAGTTTAAAGATAACCAGTTTTTTGAATTTTTAGATCTAGCCATAATTGGAGTTTGGTTTGTATAGAGTATAACTATTTAAAAATTAAAACACAATTTAAAAAAAAGTACTTTTAATTTATATTTATTATTACAACAACTAAATAAGGATTTAAAAATTTATGGCAGATCTACTAAACAGTAATGAAATATTCTTTACACAATTTGAACCAAAAGTCAAAAATAGGTTTCTATTGTACTGTGATGGTATTCCAAGTTTCTTGATTAGAAAAGTCAAGAGACCAACAGTAACCAGTGAAAAGAAGACATTGGATCACATCAACATCCAACGTTACTACAAAGGCAAAACCACATGGGATAACATTACAATGGAACTATATGATCCAATTGTACCATCTGGTGCTCAAGCAGTAATGGAATGGGTACGTTTGAGTCATGAATCCGTAACAGGCCGTGATGGTTATAGTGACTTCTATAAGAAGGATCTAACCGTCAACGTTCTAGGTCCAGTAGGTGATAAAGTAGAAGAATGGACATTAAAGGGTGCATTCATCACCAGTGCTGATTTTGGTGAAATGGATTGGACTGATAGTGGTGATCCAGCAACCATTAGTTTGACTCTATCTGTAGATTACTGTATTCTACAATACTAATAAAAACAAAAAACTTATCCTTTTTAAACTCCTTGACAAAACAAGGAGTTTTTTTATGTACATTAACAATTAAGTACTATATTTATATAACATGAACTTGAAAAGCGTAATTGGAATATATCCTGGTAGATTTCATCCACCACACAGAGGTCATTTAAATGCCTTTAATTTTTTAAAGTCAATAACTGGCAATGACACCTACGTTTCTACTAGTGGTAAAGTAGAACTACCAGACTCTCCACTTACATTTGGTGAAAAACAACAAATCTGGGTAAGACATGGTGTTGCACCTGATCACATCATACAAACAAAGAGCCCCTACAAATCAGTAGAAATTACACAGAAGTATGATCCAGACAAAACCAGTGTAATATTTGCATTGGGTCAAAAAGATGCAGAAAGATTAAAGGTAGATCAAGGTGGTTATTTCAAGTCATTTAAAGGAGACACAAACCAATTAGACCCTCTCAGTAAAAGTGGATATGTACTAATTATACCTGAAAATCAAACCATGGTTGATGGTAGAATTTTAAGTGGAACTGCTGTAAGACAAATGTTAGGATCTGACAAATATACAGATGCACAAAAAGAACAGTTCTTTAGATACATCTTTGGATGGTATGATATTGCTTTATTTAAAGACTTGACTCAGAAGTTTAAGTACAATAAAGTAAATGAGAGTATTGAATCTAAGTTAAGAAGAATAATTTCTCTTTTAAAAGAAGACGCAATTAAAGATACTACAAAAAAAACAAAAGCAGCTTTTGTTAATCAAAGAAGAGCTGAATTAAGAGCAAAAGAAGAAAAGTTAAAAGCTGCAAAAGTTAGATTATCCAATTTATCTAAAACTCAAGTAACATCAACAGATGTAAAGAATGAAAAACCATCTGAAGTTAAAGAACAAACAGATGCGGCTGATTTATCAAAACAAAGAAAAGATGCTCAAGATTCAGTTAAAACTGCAGAGGAAGAAGTAAAACAAGCTAAAGTATACTTATCTGCAGCTCAAAAAGAATTATCTGCAGTATCAATTTAAATAAAATAAATCAAATATTTAGATTCTTTTATATATATGTGTACAAGTTATACATTTTATGGAAGAAAATTTCACAGTACCAATTACAAGACCACAAGCTTTTCAAGCCCCACCACCACAACAAAAACAAGAAGTTACTTATCCGACGGAGGTAATTGACCTTCCTTCACAAGGTCATTTTTATCCAACTGGACATCCATTGTCTAGTGGTAAACTTGAATTGAAAATGATGACCGCAAAGGAAGAAGATATCCTAATGAGTCAAAATTTGATCAAAAAAGGTATTGTATTAGACAAACTGCTTGAAAATTTGATTGTAGATAAAGATGTAAAATTAGATGATTTGTTGTTAGTAGATAAAAATGCTATACTTGTAGCAGCTAGAAGATTGGCATATGGTGACGGATATGGACCAGTAGAAGTAACTTGTCCAAAATGTAGAGAAAAGAATCAAGTTACATTCAATTTGGGTGAAATCAAGAATGAAGAGTTTGACTTTTCTAATTATACAAAAGGACAAAATTCATTTGAATTTGTTCTTCCTTATTCAAAAAAGACAATACATTACAGAATTTTGACTCATAAAGATGAACAACAAATAGAAAATGAGTTAAAGGCTAATAACAAGATTCTTAAGGGTGCAGGATCTAATGAAGTTACTGCAAGATTAAGATCAATGATTATTAGTGTGGACGGTAATAGTGATAGAAATTATATCAAAAAGTATGTAGAGACAGAAATGGTTTCCAGAGATGCTTTGGCACTAAGACAATACATAAAAAAGAACACTCCTGATGTAGATTTGAACTTTGATTTTACATGCACAGATTGTTCACATGAAGAAAGGCTAGGTGTACCTTTAACGGTAACCTTTTTTTGGCCTGACACCAGCAGATAAAGTTAGATTACATGAACAAATATTTCTCCTTGCATACCACAGTCAAGGAGCATTTACGCAAGATATAGTATACAAATTGCCTGTATACTTGCGTATATTTTATACCAATCAGTTAATTTCTCAAAAAGAAAAAGAAGCTGAACAAGCAGAAAAATCATCAAAATCCTCTCCAAATTCATCCGTGAAGGTTCCGTCTATGCGTAAGTAAAGTAATGAATTATTAAATTATTATATATTTATATTCATAGATTATGGCAGATTCAAATGATTTAAAAAATTTTGGAAAAGAACTAGGAGTTGCTAATGATAAACTGGAAAGTTTTGCATCATCAATTAAAAAACTCATACGTGATGAAATTGATGGATTTAAAAAGGTAAATAGCCAATTATCAATCGGTAAAGATCTAGTAGAAGAATTAGCAAAATCATATGATGATATAAAAGATGTGATTGAAAGTATTGATTTATCAAGAACTATATCACAAGAAAAAGATCTTTTAGGCGAAATAATGAAAAAGAAAAAAGCAGAAAACGCCATTTTAGATAGTTTAAATGAATATAAATCAATTAGTGATCAAATACAAAATTCTATCAATAAACAAACTGATATGGTGCCTGATTTGGAATATTATGATTTATTGAAAAAGAAACAAATTATTGAATCTACACTAAAAAATCTTATTGCATCATATGATGCATTACTTAAACAAAATAGAGCACTTGAAAATCAAAAGAGATTAATTCAAGACATAAAAATAACTATAGAAAATACATTTGGATTTAATCAATTTAAAGGATTATTTGGTATTCTTGCAAAATTGCCAAACTTAGAAAATGCATTTAAAAACCTGAGTATAAGTACAATGATACTTTTAGGAGTTATGACAATGTATTTAAAGGCTATATTTACTACGCTTTATAAAGCATTCGATGATATTAACGGGGCATTTGTTAAGAGTGCAAAATCATTTGGTTTATTGAAAGATGAAGCAGGAATATTAAAAAGTTATATATATGATACCACAATTGAATTGTCTAAATATGGTGTGACGGCAGAAGAAGTTGCTGCCACTGCAACTCACATGGTAGATTCATTTGGTAGTTTAACATTATTTAATGCAAAAGCTGCTAAGGATTTAACACTAATATCAAAACAATTGGGTGTTGGTAATAAAGAATTAGTTGATGGTGTGATGACATTGATGTCATTTGGTAAGATTGACATGGTTAAAGCAACTAAAGTAGTATACTTTGCTTCTGCTTTATCAAAAGCAGCTGGTGTACCTCTTGCAAAAGTAATGGATGATGTTGCAAAAGCAGGTGATAAAGCTAGAGGAATGATTAAAGGTGGTGCGGAACAATTAGTAAAATCTGCAGTATATGCAAGAAGATTGGGCACTGATTTGGAAAAAGTAGCTGAAATTGGAAGAAAGATGTTGGATTTCCAAGAAAGTATAACAGATGAAATTGAAGCAAGTGTAGTATTAGGATCTAATATCAGTTTTCAAAAAGCTAGAGAACTATTTTATACTGGCAAAATTCAAGAAGGATATGATGAAATTTTTAAAGTTGTAAAGAATATAGGTGACTTCAATAAATTGGACATATTCCAAAAAGAACTTATTGCAAAGGCAACCGGATTGTCTTTGACTGATTTACAAAAACAACTTCAAATTAGAGAAGATTTGGCCGCAGTAGAAATGAATGGTACAGAAAAAGGGAAAAAATTGGTTCAACAGTACAAACAACTAAAAGAACAAAGTGGAGGTATATTAGAAAACACCGCAGCAGCACAAGAACAAAGAGTAAAAGATTTAGTTAATTTAAAAGAAACAGAAGAAATTACCGCAAGAATCAAAGGATTATTTTTAAGTATTTCTAGTTGGATTTTGCCAGGAATTGAAAAGACTTTATCCGCAATTAATTGGATTTTAAATGAACTTGATTCTACTGGCGGAAAAATTGTTATTGGGTTTGTTACTCTTGGATTGACGATATATTCTATCATAAAATCCGTCCAAATATTTAAAGCTTTATTCACGGATTTGAGACTCATAATGAATCTAATAAAGAACGCATCAGTTGCTGCAACAGCTCAAACAGTTCTTGCAACGGAAGCGCAAGTTGCACAGGCAGCAGCTGTACAAGCTACTGCTGCTGCTGAATTAGAACTTGCAACTGCCAGAAGAGCATCCGGATTGAGTGGATTGGCAGGATTAACCGGAGGACTTGCAGCTGCTGAAATTTATGCTTTAGGAGGTGCAATCCTAGCAATTGCTGGTGCATTTGTTTTATTATCATATGGATTGAAACAGTTCAATGACATTAAAATTGAAGATGTAGGATTAGGACTGTTAGCGTTGGCAGGATTAATTGGATTAACATCTTTAGCAATTGCTGCTATGTCAGAAGTAATAGTGCCTGCTGCAGGAGTAATTGGATTATTTGCTGGCGCAATAATTCTTTTATCTGGTGCAGTAATTGGAGTTGGATATGGAATGAAACTTTTTGGTGATGGATTAAAAAACGTTGGAGAAGGTCTTAAGATTGCGGTTAATGCATTAAAAGATTTTGGTCAAAACGTATCTATTATAGATTCAGTTAAATTAGCTGGTGTATTTGCTGCTATCAATAGTTCTATACGTGATTTTGATTTAAGCAGATTACAATCTATTGTTAGTGCAATGCAATCTCTTGCAACATCATTAAATTCTATTTCTACTTTTAAAGGAATACCTCAACTTACTTTGCCTACAAATGCAGTTAATACAACCAATGTACCAACGGTACTAACTAATACACCTGTAATATCACCTGTACAAACCAATGTTCAAACAACTAATACACCAACAACAAATTCAACTACAATGATTGATGCAGTAAAACAAGGTATTAAAGAAGGTATGAATAATATATCACTCAACGTTTATTTGGATGGTCAAAAAATGGTAACTGGTCTTTCTAAAAATGTAGGGTTTAGACAAGATACAGGTGGTATAGCAATGCAATCAAGTTTAACATAATTATATGGCAAATTCCACCAACTTAAATAATCCAGAAACAACAACAAATGCACAAATACAAGGTGCAGGTTTGGTTTTGCCTCTTACTGTAAATGAAAGAGATCCAAATAAATTAAGTACATTGTTTACACCAAACAGTAGTATTTTATATAGTAAGTACAGCCCTTATCCAGAAGGAGAATCTGGTGGATTTTTTGGTGCAAATCAACCTTATATTGTAACAAATATCAATGATGCAAATAAAGGTATTAATTCTACTCTTAAGTATGCACCATTTCAACCTTCTGCTGCAATTGACGTTGTTAGAGTAACAAAATATTCTGCATCAAATCCTGGTATTAAATTTTTATTAAAACAAGTATATCTACAAGGATATCAACCTTTTAATGAAACAAAGATATACAATCCTTTGATGCCAATTCAAGCAGCTACAAGAGTTGCAACATTTGGTATTTTAGATAGACCGTTAAGACACATTGAACCAAATTTGGGTGGTGTACTTGGTGCTTTAGGTGTAAAAGGTGTTGCAAGTGCGTTTGGATTCAATCCACCAAATCCTCCTCCAAGAGGTACTGCTCCGGGTAAAGGTGGTGGTCTTGGTGGTGTGTTTCAAGGACCATTAGATAAACCACTTTCAATAATAAATCCCGGTGATGGTAAAGGATTAACAAGAGGTGCAACTGCTACATCTGCGTATAGTGGTCAAAACTATTCATATTTGAGTAGTCCGCGTAGACCTGGATTTCTTCAAAGTATTGGAAACTATTTTAAAAGTAGTACTTTGTTTGGTGCATTTTTTACTATAGGTCAACCTACAGGAACAACATATAAAGGTGATGATCAAACATATAGTTTGATGATTAATAATAAAAGAATTGTTTCATTTAATAAGAGCGGTGATAATACCTATGGTACTTTGGGTGTAGTTCAAAGATTTTCACCTGATGATAGA